CTCACTTTAATCAGTATTAGTACAAGAGGTCGCAACCCTGCGCATTCAGGGTTGCGACTTTTATTATACAATTTATTGACTGTTTGCTAGGCAAGGGCGAGACTAAATCACAAACCATTTATCTAAGGCAAGAAAGTGAAGCAAATCAGTGATGCTAAAAAGAGATGGATGCTTACAACTCTTGATCTTACATTATCTATTCATTGATGCAATCCGGTGTTGAACGTGTAAAAACTATTTTTGTACTAGTATTTTTCATGCAATATAAAAATAGGAATCTCGCTAAACGTTGATTTAACGGGATTCCTACTTTTGAAATGTTCTCTTATGACTAATTATGCCCCAGGCAGGATTCGCGCTTGTTGGTATGACTAGCTTTATATGTGTAACGTGCAAAAAGCGTGCAAAATTATTCGGCAATTTCTTTAACTGATTTTGGGTCGGTAATGTCATCTAAATATTGTTCGATTTTGTTATCAGTTTTAACTTTATATTCTTCAATCAAATATGAATAGACCCTTGTAGTTGTTGCTAGATCAGAATGGCCAAGACGCTTAGATATTGCATACAGGTCAGCACCACAGTAAAGTAAGTAAGCTACGTGAGTATGCCGTAATGAATGAAAGTGAAATCCAGCACGTTTAATATTTAGGGACTTTAGTGATTCCCGTAGTTTCTTATTAACCGCTGCAGATGTTGGTACAGTTCCGTATTGATTAATGAATATTAAATCTGCACGTTTATGCTGCTTCATTTCGATAAACATATCAGTTAATTCTTGGTTGATGCGAATAATTCGGTTTGAAGATTCGTTTTTAGTTGGAATTAATTCTTGAGTGCTTTCGTTAAGTGCATGTCTAACGGTGATAGTCTTAAAGTCAGTGTTTATATCTTTCCACTGTAGCCCTTGAATTTCGCCTAAACGCATACCAGTATAGATAGCGGTCAGAATCATTTGGTGTGAAGTAAAGTTTTTGTTAATGTGATTAAATGAATATTCTGAAAGTTGTTGAATTTCTTGAATATTTAAATACTCAATCTTGCGTGACTTTTTTGGATTAAAAACCAACTCAACATTTTCAGTAAAATCCTTAGTAATCATATCTTCATAAATGGCGTTGTGCACGCAAGCTCGAATTAGACTATTTACCTTTTTGACAGTATCCTTTGCATGGTTAGCACCGTAAGCATTAATAAACTGTTGATACTTCCGTCGTGTTATATTTTCAATTTCGGTTTGATTAAAATAATTTTGCAACTCATGGTAGGTGATTATATATCGATGCTGAGTTCGCTCAGATATTTTTGCTTTTTTAAAGTCTTCAAACCAACTATTGAAGTATTCTGCAAAAACGTGAGAATCTTTTTTGTCGTTTGGCAAAATTCCTAATGCAATATTATCTTCGATTGAGTTGCTATAAAGCTGTGCGGCTTTTTTAGTTTTAAAGCCAGCCTTGCTAAAGGTTGCATATTTACCATTACGTTTCTTATAGCTAATTCTTGTTTGCCAACTTCCAAAGCGTTTTGTAATTGATGCCATAATATTTTCCTCCAATATGATATACTAAAGGAGCCATTAAGTCCTTTAGTGATTTAATTCAGGTTGAGCACATCCATCTTCTTGGCGGGAGGGGATGTGCTTTTTTGCTCCTTACAGGTCGTTATTAGCGAATGTATCTCTTAAAAGAACTAATGCCAACAAAGTAATCCACATTAAAGGAGAATGAAAATGATAGTAGAAAACAGCAAATATAATTCCAATAACTCCTACGATCATTATCAGCCACGAGACTAGGCTTGAAGTGTAATGTTTCTGATCAAGTGAAGGATTACTTTTAATAGCTGGTTTATATAGAGTAAAATGGGCTATTAATGAAAATATAAAGATAACTGGCAATATCCATAGTGAATCTGCAAAGATTGATTTTGGATATGTTTCCTCCAATGCCAGCACTATGAAAAATGGGTAAAAGTCAATATTATTCACAAGAGCATATTTCCAATTGAAATTCATCGATCTAACCATCTCCAATAATTGTTAAGTTTTATATTCAAAAATTTAAACGCGAGCGGCAGGAGTTGGACCTGCATAGTACTCCAAGAAAGAATGGGCTTCAAGACTTGGGATTTGTTCTACCGTTGAACTACGCTCGCATAATCCATATCCCAAACCTTGGTCGGTTGAGGGGATACGGTTATTTATTTAAATTAATTGTAGTTTGATTATCAACACCGTAGTAATTTTCACTATCTTCGATTAGTTCAGCAGAGACAAACTTATACTGATTCATTTTCTTTATGTCTCCCTTTTTAGCAACCGCCTGTATAACCCCAGTCTTTTTTGTGCTTGGTTGAATCTTATCGCCAACCAATTCATCTATTGCTCCGTGATTAGATGAGAGCTGGGTACCTGATGGGGTGATTAATTCAACTCCGTTTGAAGAAACACGCTTTTTACTATTATTTTTAAGAGAGTATCCCAGCTGATATTCATAGTAAGTATTGTTAAGCCGCTTGCCAAAATTATTTTCATCATTAGCACGTTGTGATTTCTTTGTTGTTTCAATTTTTAATAATTTGGCTTCTTTAAAATAATAAGTAGCTGATTTGGTGTTTATTGCCTTATTATGATAATTTTTAATAGCTAACAGTGTAATTTTTCCAGTTTCACTATTCTTTGTGTAGGTTCCAACTTTTTTTAATGGCCCTGACACTTCTTGTGAGTTGGACGAACTCTTACTGACGTTGTTACCACATCCAGCTAAGACAATCCCCATTAATAGCGTAGCTCCGACTGCTAAAATTCTGTTCATCTTCATTTAAACATCCTCCAAATTCCCCAGCTTTTACCGACATCCGTATCTGGTCTATTTGTTCAGGTTAGCATGTCCCGATATCTTGCCGGATGGGGACACGCTTTTTTATATTCACATTCCAGTTTTATATCCAGAATCAGTCATTATCTGTTTGTAAACTTTCAATTGTCCTTTTGAGCCTTCGTCTTTAGGTGTGAATTTTTTGCTCAAAACGTTTGCAGATAGTCTTACTAATGTTTCAATTTGTTGATCGTCGATGAAATCACCGGGCTCATTATCTGTAAAGGTCGGCAAGCCTTGAATTGCAATTCGACGTTGAGTGTGATTACTGTAAGTTTCAGGAATTGATTTGACAATTTTTCTTAAGTCTTTTCCAGCTTTACTGCCATCATACAATTGTCTGTCAGTAGCATTATTAGATATTTTAGATAGCGTTTTTCCATCCTTTGTTGCACGTTTTATAGTGTTATAATCACTTCGTTCAATATTAATGCCACCATACATAGGTGCCGCATAAAAGAACCCAGCTAATGAGCCAAAAAATAATAGGATGCTTACACCAATAACAATCAAGGAATTTTTTTGGTACTATGTCTAATTACTTGTACTATCAGATATACGATACCTACCCCGAAGATAATTAGAGCAAAAGTAGACAAATGTGCCCAAAACATCATAATAAACATCCTCCAATGATATAATAATATTTGTAAATCAATATCATTGGTTACGACGTCTCACTGTTTGTGGCAGTGGGGCGCTTTTTTTATTTAGAACATTAATTCGTAGAATTTATCTGGTAGACCATAGGCCATTTGTATTTCGTTAAAGCTTTGTGGTCGGTCGCCATACTGTTCTTTGTATAGGGCGGTAAGTTCACTACATGCAAATAAATTAGCTTCACGTTCCATTTTGCCTTCCCAATTATTTCCAATGGTGTAGAGAGCGGCGCAGGACGTGTGATCTAATCCATGCTTCAATTCGTGAGCCATGACCACATATTTTTCTGGTACTTCTTGCAATTCATCTGACAAGCCAATGTACACATCACCGCTGCTTGCGGTCGTACATATCCCTTTGAGGTTGCCTAAACTAGCATATTCAACACGATAACCTAAACTGTCTGCAATGACAAAAGGATCGAAAGTTCCTAATTTATCGGCTAATTGATGAACTTGTAGATACAGTTTATAACTGTTCATCAACAACACCTACTTTTTATTATCGTCATTCCGATGCTTTTGTTTATCTTCCCAGAACACACCTTCCAAGAAGGCACGTACCTTAATTTTTGTTTCGTCGTCCATATCCATACCTTGGAAGCCCATTGGCACATTTGATTTGAGCCACTCATCAAGGTCGATTTTATCGTCCTCAGTTGCCCAGTCAGGACTATTCTGAGTTTCACGGCCAAGCAGGTAGTCAGTTGTGACACCGAAATAGTCAGCTACTTTTTTTAGGTTATCAGCTTTGGGCGAGGACTTATCCCACCGACGAATTTGACCATTAGATATCCCAGTGATTCGCTCAAGTTCAGCTAAGGTGATATGTTTCTCGTTGGCTAAGCCTTGAATTCTACTTTTTAAATCCATTGATTTACCGGCCTTCCTTAGCCGCAAAACAAATATAATAGTAAAAAAGCTAATTTAAACGTTGACAAATAACTTTTACGCTAATATACTATGTTCATAAGCTAATTGATTAGCTAAAAGCACTAACAAATAAACCTTAATTTTACGTTCCCCAACGTGATAAACGGCTTTGTATAGGCTTATTTAACTATGACCTAATAATAGCTTTTAAGCTATTGTATGTCAACAGTTTAGCAAAAAAATTAGCTAATAAAGAAAGGAGTGAAACAAATGAGTACAGATTTGGGAGTGAAGGTTAGAGGAAAGTTGTTCGAAAAAGATATGACACAAATTCAATTAGCAAAGCTGGTTGGCATTAGCGATGTATATTTGAGCGATATTCTCCATGGGCGCAAGACTGGGCCAAAACCACAAGAACATATTAAGAAAATCAAAAAAATTCTTGGTATCTAAGGAGGACTAATCATGAACGAATTAAAAGTAATTGGTTGTGAACGTATCGGTCAATATGAATTCACTGGAATTGAAGGTGGGTTCGGCGAGAACAAGAAAGCAATGTTGGTTAAGGATATCGCCAAGATTCATGAGCGACCAGTATTTAAGATTAATGAACTTATTAATAACAACATTAAGCGGTTCAAAGAAGGTATCGATTTAATTGATTTAAAACATATCCTTCAAAAGGATGTGTTTTCCGAATATGGATTTAGCAAGGCACAATGGGGAAATGCAACAAACATCTACCTATTATCTGAACGAGGTTATAGCAAGCTACTTAAAATTCTCGAAGATGACAAAGCTTGGGAAATCTATGATCAACTGGTTGATAACTATTTCAACATGCGTCAGGCTATCAAAGAAAATCAGCCGTCATTAGTTGCTGGTAAGCGACTTGAAATTATGGAGAAGAACGCTTCTACTCGGAAAGCAAATTTACTATATAAAATTGCTCAAGCTACGAGTTCTGAAACGTCTAGCCAATCATTATTAGCACAAGCCGCTAAAGAACTTACTGGTGAAATGACTATCCCAGTTATGAAACATAAGGAATACAGTGCGGGAGATGTTGGTAAGCAACTTGGTATTTCAGCCAACAAGGTTGGACGAATTGCCAATAGTATTGAAATCAAAGCCGAACAACCTGGTAAGAATGAATATGGGCGTTGGAGTAACAGTAAATCACAACATTCTGATAAGGAAGTCCCACAGTGGTTGTATTTTGATGAAGGCGTTATGGCAATTAAAACGGCTAATAAGGGGATGAATAAACGATGACTGAAAAATTAGTTCTAAGAAAACAACATCTTAATGGCAATAATGGAACCAAGCCAATATTCGTTGATGTCTCAATTCTTGATTCCATTCGTGAAATTAAAGAAGAAACCGGAATCCCGATGAGAAGAATTGTTGAACAGTTTTTATGTTATGCAATGAAGAATGTTCAGATTGTTGATGACGAAGGAGACGAACAGTGATGACCCAATCATTATTAGATCAGATTGAAGTAACTGGAACTTTCCGTTTCCCACTACCTGATGGCATGAAGCTTGTTCCCGTTGATTCTCATGGTTACGAAGGTGAGTCATTGACCGGTCGATGGTGGACCATGAAAGATTTACGTGAATGGTGTGCTAATAAGTCAGTTGACTGGTTGAAAGATAACATCCTAGAAAACCCACGCTACAGTCGCGAGATTGGGGCAATGGAACGCAAAGGCCAAATCATTCATAAAGGTCGTGGTAGCGCATGGAAGTTTAAAGCCAAGGCAATGGCGGAGTTTTTGGATAAGCACGGCGAAGAGCTGCCATGGTAACGAAGGGAGGTGTTACGGATGATTGAAGGAGCAATAGTAGGATGCGTGTTAACAGCGCTATGGTTCAAACGTCATGAAGTACCTAGTTGGTTTGGAATTTAGGAGGAAACAATATGTATGAAGAAGACATTGAGCACGCGTTAAGAGCACGTAAGTATAACGCAATTCGTGCAGATGAACGTGAGCTGATTAACGCTATCACATACGATACAGACGGAATCATTAAGCGGCGCCCATGCTTTGGCTATTCAGAAGAATTTATTGGTGAATTGCAAGAACACGATATTAACGTTTGCGAGCCAGATGAAGAAAACGACGATGGATGGACATTTACATTGCCACCAATGTATTAGGAGGAATGATCATGAAAGTTCATGTAGGTGATCGAGTGAGTTACAAGGCTGAGTATAGTTGCGGCCAATTAATACGAGAAGCCGGTGTTGGCAGAGTGGTTGAAATTAAGCAAATTCCGTTCACGTTGCGTACAAAAAAAGAGGTGGCTGTAGTAGAAGAGAATAGCCAGCAATTTGAAATCATTACTAATGGTATTCAAGTAATTAAGTAGGAGGAATGATCATGCAAAAAGTATCAATTTTACCAGTTAATGAATGGAAACGAGCGCAAAAAAGTCCATCGCTAGTAGCGGCTAACGATGGACTAATGGAAGAGATGTTCAGCACCAACATCTACTCTATTCCAAAGCAGTCTCGTTTGCAAGTGCTAAGAAAGCGAGGACGGTAGTTATGACATCAATAGATTACGGCAAATTTATTAGCTTAGATTCGAATGGACTTGGGAGAAGAAGGACTCCATTTCCATTGGTTTCAATTAGTTCCAATATTATGGCTTTTAATGCTGCTGCAAGCGATGTAATAAATGACAAGGCATTTAAATATGTTACTTATAAGTATTATCAAAACCAATTATTGTTAGATCTTCAAAAATCAAAATCAGATGGATGCTACCGACTTTATAAACATAGTAGTTCCTTACAATCCAGCTTCAGGGCAGCCAGTACACAACTGAAAGAAAATACGGATTCCATCGATACTGATTTATATAACTACCAATACAAGCTGCTGCTGGAACCAGATGGCCATCATGTAGTCATTGACTTGGCACAACCATATATTAAAAAAGCTATAAAGTGAGGACAGTAATTATGGAAAAACCATTACCTTATTTAGAACAACAGCATTGCATTTTCCATGGTGTTGCACTGATTGCATCGATTGATCCACACGCATTAACGCCAGAATTACGTCAGATGCGAGACAACATGATTAAAGCAATGGACTTAAACACACTTATGATCGATAGGGGGCTTAAATAATGGCGAATGAAGTAATTAATCTGCCAGACTATACGGTGGACTATCAACCGGTACCAATCAAAATTAACAACTTGGAAGGATTGCAGGCGTCCATTGCGCAATATGTATCGCTAAAGCCTAAATTTGAGTACGAAAAAAGCTGCTTGAGTATTGGTAGTACCCGTGTAGCGAAGACGCTTAATAATTTTATTTTCGAGTTCAATTGTACCCCGAAACTGTCGTTAAGACAACGTTTCGCATGGAGGTGGGCGAAATGAACGGCTACGATAGCTGGTTAATTGACCAAGAAGAAGCTGCGGAAGGCTGGCGCGATGATGAGCCTACCGAGGACGAGCTGATTGAAAGTGGCGTCATTGCTGATGAGGAGGACGATGAGAATGATTAAAGAAGAAACTGCGGGCATGACGCTCGATGAAATGGAAGCCAAGCTTGAGCAGGCTACCCGAGATAAGAAGGCCTTTAAAAAGGCCATGCTAAAACCACAAATGGAAGTTGATAAGTATCGAAAGGCCATCAAGACGGTAGATGAGCAAATTGACCAACTACAAGAATTACAGCGAATGGCAATGGGTGATCAAGAACAAGTTGATACTGAGTTCTTTCACTTCAAAATGGGCACCGTTAACCCTAGTACGTCTCGTAACTGGAACATTGAACGAGATAAGGACGCGACACCCAAAGAGCTTACAGCAGTCTTTGAACGTTTTGACGATACATTAATCAAGACGACCCGAAGCGTGAATGAGACCGAAATCAAGAATCGGCTAGCAAATGGCGAGTTTTATGTAACGCCTGACGGTAAAATTATGGACTCAAGCCTTAATGCACTGCCGGGATACTCCGGATCACTCAAGAAGCCCAAAATTTCCGTAAAAGCTAAGGAGGGCTAAGGATGAATGATAAGCTTAATCTGATGCAGAAACTTAATGAGGCTGCTAAGTCAATTGGCGCGGTTCATAAAGACGGTAAGAATAGTTTCCAGAACTATGAATTTCAATCCGAAGGAGCTATCAAAGCTGCGGTTGAGCACGCAATTCAAGGTGTTGGAATTCGAATTATCCCGAATTACGAGATTATCAATCAATATGATAAAGCCAGCAAGAAGGGCGGTTCAAACCACTTTGTTGACGTCATGGGGACGTTCTTAATCACAGACGGTTCAGAGTCACAGACAGGTTCAATGCCCGGAAGTGGCCAAGATAACGGTGAGAAAGCGATAGCTAAAGCTTGTACAAGTGCTCAGAAGTACTTCTACAAACAGCTTTTTAACATCACTGACCAGGAAGAAGATCCAGATACAACTAACAGCAATGCAACTGATGGTGAGCCGCTTATTGATAGCCAGCAAAAGAACCGTATAGACAGACTATTTGAGGCTCTGGCGGGAGTGACAAACAAGAATAAGGAATTTGTTGCTAAAGCTTACCTCAAGAAGGTTGGCAGCGTTGATAAGCTGACACACAGTAGTGCTAACACGTTAATTGAGTTGGTTACTAATAAATTAAATTCGTACGTTGACAAGGAGGACCAATCAGCATGAGACAAATCACTATTTCAGGAAACTTAGGTAAGGACCCCGAAGTGCGACAAACGCAAAGCGGTATGCAAGTTGCTAACTTTAGTTTAGCAGTAAGGCAGAATCACCCGGATGATCAAGGCAACTATGGCACTGACTGGTTTCGATGTGCGGTCTGGGGTAAGCGGGCTGGAACGATTGAGCGATATTTCCATAAAGGAAATCACGTTCTGGTAACAGGTACGTTTGAAGTTGATGAATACAACGGACAAGCACAGCTAGGAGTGAACGTCACTGATTTTGATTTACCGGATCGCGAAAGTAACCAGGGTAAATCACAGTCAAATAATCAAGCGCCACACCAGCAACCAGTGTCTTCAGCTGGCGGCCAAATTGATATTACGGACAATGACTTGCCATTTTAAGTTGAGGTGATCGTGTGGAACTGCTACCGACTAAGTTAATTGAAAAAGATGGCGAGTGGTATCAGGTTCAGAAGCTCACCCATAAGCCTAACCTTGACCATGTTGAGACGGTAAGTGGTTCTGCTGATGAATACTACACGTACTCGGAATTAGCTGACACACGTAAAGCTAGGCCACAACAACGGCGCTTGTTCTTCGCGTTGCTTAGTGACATCTATACGTGGTCAGGTATGCCGACAGACTTCTTGAAAAACTTGTTTTATTTGCAGTATGAGTCATACACGTTTGGCAAGCAGATTAGCCTGTCAGACACCACAGAATCGTCTGTGAGCGATGCTAACCAGTTACTCGACCTAGTTATCGACTTCATGTTTGAGTGGCACGTGCCGTTCAAGGAAGGCTATAAGCTATTGCCACGTGAGCAAGAGTATTATCTGTTTCAATGTTGCCGCCACCGAGTTTGTATGATCTGCGGTAATCGTGCTGATATCCATCATGTAGACGTTATCGGGGCCGGCTTGAACAGAACACACGTTGACCACACCAAACGGCACGTTATGGCATTGTGTCGAGTCCATCACAGCGAGATTGAGCAAATTGGCTCCGTGGCATTTAGTGCAAAATACCACGTACCGGTAGATGGCATGAAACTAGATAAAGAAACATTAAAACGAATTGGCTTGAAAGGTAAATACAGCAGTGACTAATACACCGGGTGGGTGGAATGCCTACTATATGATTGAGGTGATATAGATGAGCAACCTTTTAATTAGTGAACCACCATTACAAGTTCTACCTACACTGGCAGTAAGAGTTGGGTTAAAAGAGGCAATCGTATTGCAACAATTCCATTACTGGTTACAGCGTTCTGGTAATAACAGAGATGGGTATAAATGGATTTATAACAGTTATGATGAATGGCACAAACAATTCCCGTTCTTTAGCAAGGTGACGCTACGAAGGACAATCAATAGCTTAGAAAAGCAAGGATACTTGATCAGTGGAAATTATAATAAAGCCGGTTTTGACAAGACTAAATGGTATCGGATTGATTATCAGCGTATGAGCAAAGCATGTGATCAAAATGATCATACGAGGTGCTCAAATCGATCACATGCAGGTGATCAAAATGAGCAGACCAATACCAATAGATTACCAGAGACTACTACAGAGACTACAAATAATAAACGTCTCAACTCAAAAACCGAGTATGGACCCGATGATCCACCCTACAAAGTAGCAGTCCATTTGTTGACCAGAATTAAGCAACGGCAACCTGACTTTAAAGAACCAAACTTACAGAAATGGGCTAATGACATCCGTCTAGCTCATGAACGTGATCATCGTGATTATGAAAAATTAGATTGGCTAGTAGATTGGTCACAGGATAATTCATTCTGGCAAGCAAACATTTTGTCGGCAGGGAAGTTACGAAAGCAGTATGACACGCTCATTGGTCAGGCTGAACGTGATCGCCCGACTAATGTTGCGCCACAAACGCGAGAGGACTGGTTTGGCTAATGGAAAATGTAACGAAGTTATTCAATCAAACCACGATTCAGAAAGTAGTAGCGGCTAGAGGAATTGATACAACTAAGTTGCCGACCAAAGAAGAATTGGATCATCAAACGATTGACCGTGCCAATGCTAGCGTGATTGCTAACCGAAAACGATATTACTATCGTATGTCAGTGTGGTCTGGCGGTGTACCGTTACGATTTAGCTTTAATGATTGGCAAGTCGATAAACAGCCTAATCAAGCTAAAGCTAGAGAACTTGGTAATCAAGCATTTAAGTTAGCTAGGCAATTAGAGACTAACCAGTTCAACGTAGCGCTTGCAGGCGGACCCGGCGTTGGCAAAACATCATTAGCGCTAGCAATTATGTATCAGCTAATGAGCGTAGGGCAGACAGCAATGTTTGTCTCAACAGCTGAGTTGCTACGGCTGGTCAACGAGAAATACGATGCGCCAGATGTCAGAGAACGCTTAAACTATGTTCTAAAGGACATGAAAAAAGTCGACGTGTTGGTGCTAGACGACTTTGGTACTGAAGGCGGTAAGCCGACTGAAAAAGGGTTCTACAAGCCAGTGCACAAAGATTTACGTACGTTGATGTATGACGTTGCCAATGCCAGATGGAACCTTAACATTAACGATGGCAAATTAGCAACGATTATCACTACCAACAATACACGAAGCCAGTTAGAAAACATGTATAGTGGTCAGACAATTGATCGTTTATATACCAAGGATACTAGCTGTCAATTGCTGTTTGACAATATGGAAGGAGTCAGAAGTGTATGAGTTGTGAATTATGTCATGGTAGTAAAGTTGTTCAGCAACCACTTGGGAGTTATGGTTTCACGTTTGCCCCATGCCCAAATTGTACGAATGAGATACACGCTCATTACGAACAGGAGCTTGAAAGGAAGTTAGCCTATGGCAAGCAAAAATTGGCTTAAAGAGCTGGAAGTCATTCATAAGCTAGAAGCGAGATACGGCAGCATGGATAACGTGCCACCAAGCAAACTAGCTAACCTGCATAAGATGCCCGGAATTAAGGCCGTATCAGGCGATTACACGGAGATTACGCGTACCCAGTATAATGCATTAAATTAGTCATGGAAGGCAAGCAAGGGAAAACTAGGACGTCTCGGGAGCTAAAGCACAGTAACGTTTGGTTGGATAAACGTATTCGTGCGATTGACGAAAACAAATACTACATTACGGAGGACGAATAAACATGATTGATATGAAAATTGACCAGTATCATCTGACTAGTGACAAATACGAAGTTAAGGTTAACAGGATGTCATTAGACAGCCATGGGCATCCGGTAACTAGCTACGATGAAAAGTCTGGTATTAATCGGCTGGTAGAAGTACCCCTAGCACACTGTAAGAACGTCGAGGACGCATTGCACTGGCTTCGTGGGTATTTAATCCGGACTGGCAGTGAACACATTAAAACAGTGGATCAGTTAGCCAGAAAGAGTCATGAAATTGAACGACAGTTTGACACGTGCATTAAAGAGCGCGTACCGGAAGGATTGTGAGTTATGCCTAAACACACTAAGAAGCGTTCAACGATTAAACGGAAGCACCGGCGCATGAGGAAGCATGCCGAAGCAAACAAAGCTAAAGCACAGGATAACAAGCAACTGGTCAAGAAATATGAGCCGTACAACATTAATAAGCGGGCGTTCGGGGAGGATTGAAAATGAGTATTAGAAATAAAATTGGACTTGGCATGATAGCCTTATTTATTTTAGTCATGATCATTGGGAACTTCTTAGACGGATTTTGGCATGGAGTTGCTTTTATCAGTGTTGTGGCATGGGTTGTGATAGCGCTGGATCTATCGAGTTCTAACAGATGATAGGAGATGGCGACGATGATTATACAGTGGAGGAAGAAAAATGAAACGGTTGATTGATATTGTGTGGAACGCACCATCAGAAACCATTTTAGAATGGCTAGGTATAACTATACTAGTCGTATTGGTAATTTATGTCGTGATGTTCGGAGGATTGTATTATAAGCGATGATTAAGTTTAGAGCGTGGGACAAACAAGAAAAACGCATGTTAGTTGTTTATCGTATTAGTTTTGATGGCCCAATTGAGGGTGCTCAAGTTCATTGCTATTTAGATGACAGAGGATCAGAAGGTTCAACTGAATATTCTTATGACGGTGACGGATTAATTTTGGAACAGTTTACCGGCCTGAAAGACGTGAACGGCAAGGAGATCTATGAAGGCGATATTGTACAGCCGGTAATTTCTTACACTAAGAGGAATGTTGGCAAACCTTTTGAAGTTAAGAAAGGAAATTATGTATACGGTAAATGGATTGCTAAGAATGTTTCTAGCAAGGGGTTTGGTGTAGATGAGTACTATTTTAGCAATGAAATCAAGATTATTGGCAACGTTAACAAAACCCTGGAGCTATCGTAAGGTACTATAAGAGGTGAATGAAGATGAAAAATGAGACGAAGCGAGACGTGTTCGAGAAGGCACTAAGAGAATGGGACAATTTGGTTCACAGTTGTGGACTTCAAGGAGAAGAAGCACACGGTGGATGCGAGTTTGACCCAATCTTAATTAAATATAGGAAAGACTATGACGCCGCCTTGCCAGATGATCTGCCAGTGATTCCACAAGTGTGGGCCGACACAATTGAAAGGTTCAAAGCCAACCATTACGGATTAGATGAAATATTAACTGAATGGGATTGGAACTATGACGAACAAGAACTGATTGCCCGTGCGTGGCTAGACGGGTATACGGTGGAGGAAGACAAATGACTGACACCGAATACGCAAAAGCAATCAAAATCTTACAATAGAGCATGTGTTTTGACAATAATAAATAATGCCACCATGATTATTGCAGGTTAAAATTATGCGATAGCTAGAATGAAAGCGAGGCACAGACTATGGAACATATTGATCATGAAAAGCTTAACAACCTGGTATGTAAAGTTGAAGACCGCCATGAAAATGGCATTCTTGGCGCAAACGAAAAAGAAATGGCACCCATTTGGAAGATAACCAAGGCAACAATGAAGAGCGGCTATTTAGCAGTTTCATTGCGACAATACAATTTAATTGAAGCATACGCAGCCAAGAGCTCACATACAACAGAGGAGAAGAACCAAACCTTAAAGCAACTGCATAAGAAATACAGTTGGTTAAACCGGCGGGTGACGGAGTACCGTCACGGCAATTTAATTATTCGGAGTTGAGGTGGAAAGTGGTGGGCGATTTTGAAACTAACAAGAAATTTTTAAGGCGTTACCGGCCTTACTTTAGACAAATTAAGCGGCTTGAAACTAAGCTGTTTGTCATTGATGACCGTATTGAGTCGACACATTCACCTAGTATGACGGGGCAACCGGGCGGTGGAAAGCGGCGCGAGTTGGCTGACGACTTAATTCAGCGAGAAGAAATTGAGGGACGGATTAATCGGCTGATCAAGAAAAGCCGTCCAATCAAAGCCGAGATAACTGATTGCCTTGATGAA